ATGAAAAAACCTCTTTTGGCCTTGCTATTTGTCGCATCTCAAAGCGCCTTCGCAGACAAAATCCCGGACTCTATTGAGAATCTAATTGCTGTTTACGATACAAGATCGCACAGCCTAGACAATGGCGAGCTAACCATTAAATACAGCAAACCAAAATTATTGATAGATGCCGCTGAATCACTTTTCAGCGGCATTTGCAATGATTACTTTATGAACAAATGGAAGCCAGAGACGATTAAAAAAATCACTCTGTTAAATGTTTCCCATGACCAAGGTTTTAGGATTAATGGCGGTGGAGTTGAATGTAAAAAAACTGGCTCCATGGAAAACGAAAAGGCACGCGCTTACAGAACCAGTTTGATTGAACCTCTGCAATAAACTTTTGTTACGTTAAAAGTTCATATGCCCCTGCCCGGCGGCAGTGGGGTGCGGCGGGGCATTATCAATAACTCCAGGTGTCATGATGTATCGCACTACGGTTTCATGAGTGATGAAGGTGGTTCCGCAATTAATGTTCTGGCACTGACAGTAACGCTCTTTTGTCTGATCCGTTACCCGAAAGCTACTCCGCGTATGCGCCGCGTGGCCGCACTTTGGACAATTCATCATTACATTTATCTCCCACCCCGTACATTTTAATCACATAATGATACACGCAACTTCCATTTTGTGAACCTATTCAGCTCATTTCTAAATCATCAATTTTCACTTCCAGTTCGATACTGGTCGTAAATCCGCTATCCGGGTTGACCGTGTGCGTTAACGTTGTGATGGTCCATTCCGCATCATCAATGGGCTGTTTAAAGCCGCTGACCTTAACGGGCATTTCCGTATAGAGATCCGCGCGCCCTTCTGCCAGCTGAAGAGAAAATGACGCCACACCGCGCTGCAGCCGCTCCCAGTTCATTTTTGCAGCCCGTTCTGCATTACTGCGGTTCGCATAGGTACGGTTCAGAACCAGCACATTCTCATCCGTTCCGACCAGGTAATCCCCCTGCTTTGCTTCCGGCTCTTTGGGTTTTGTCGTCCTCCGGCGGCGCTTCACCTTTGCAGTTTCTTTCTTTTCCGGTTCCCGGGTATGCAGCCAGTGAGCGATAACACCCGTATATGCTCCCCTGTCCGCCAGGCTAAACCGGTGACTGTCTCCGTCCTTACGGGTAATAGTGATGACCGGCAACGGTTTACCACTTGCTGTTTTCCCCTGCCCCTGCCGGATAAATAGCAGATTACCGTCCTTGACTGAGGCAATCGCGCCATACTGCCGCGCCAGCTTCATTAAAAAGCTGGCGTCGCTTTCGTTGGTCTGGTCCAGGTGATCCAGCGCCATCGCAGCAACATCATTTCCTATAGCAACTTTAAGGCTGTGCCGTGCGGCAATGTCTTTCACCACATCGCCCACTGTCGTTTTGTGCCAGGACTTCTCACGCCGGACATTCAGCGTTTCCCTGAAATCAGCACTACGGGCACGGATTGTCAGCCTGTCCGGGCTGCCGCTATGCTCTATTTCGTCAACGGTAAACTTACCTTTTGAGTACAGCGGCTCGCCTTTCCATCCCAGCGCCAGAGAAATCACTGCGCCACGACGCGGCATAATTACCAGGCCGTCGGCGTCGTCCAGCTCCATATCAAGCTGGTCAGCTTCAAATCCGCGGTTGTCGGTCAGTGTCATACCCAGCAGACGTTTATCCAGCGTCTGCGTGGCATCTTTACCTTCAATCACGATCCGAAATGCCGGGGTCTTGCTTCCGAGGTTGAGTAAATCAGCCATCTCGCTCACTGCAGCAACCCTCCTACCGTGGATCTGATGTTCCCTACTGCGGCGGCGGCAGAATCCTGCAGACTGCTAAGCTGATCGCTCAGACTGCCGAACATTTCAGACAGGGACTCATCCACCCGTTTAAGCCCCAGCGAAAACTCTATTTTCCTGGCTTCCCCACTGGCGAAAAATTCCGTTTTCGTCTGGTTAAGGCTCTCAATCACATACATGCCGTAGATAGTCCCACCACCCTCGATCAGCGGCCACGCCTTCCCCTGCTCTGCCATCAGCTCCAGCGCCAGCAACGACAACCGGCCGCCGGTCACTTCCGGCATGAGGACGCCGGAGAGCGTCAGCTGATCGTTATCTGGCCCCAAAAATTGCGTTGTCGGACGGCGATTAACGCGGTTGTTGGTCACATGGCGCCAGTTCCGCTGATACTGCAGTTGCTGATAGGGAACCGTGCGCAACTGAAACACAAACAAGCCCAGGACCATCATCATGAATCGTACCCCCCTTGATCACTGAAATTGCTGCGGGCCTTCGCCTTCATGCGTCGCTCGCGCGCATCAAGCTGCCGTGCAACTTCCTGCGCAATATCCTGCGCGCTCTGACCGGGCAGAGCCTGGATAATAATTTGCGCATGGGTTTCAAACTGGAATACAGGCTGGCTGCCTGCTGGTTTATCAGTTACAGGACGGTATGAAGCTGCCGGCAGACTCATGGGATGAAGCGGGGCGGCCTCTGCTGGCATTGCTCCCCCCATCATTCCGGCGACTACGGACGCCAGCGCGGCCGTTCTCCTGCGGCTGGTCACATAGGCCGGACCGTTAATCAGCTCCGGGCCATTCTCGCCAGCAATACCCACCTGCCCACGTGGAATATAACCACCGCTGTCATACATCCCCGCGAAAAATCCTGGGGTCTTTTTCTGCGGTGAGGCGCCCTGCGAATTATCGCCGCCGGTCATCCAGTCCGGGAGATAGCTTTTGACCGATGCCAGCTTGCTCTTAAGCGTTTCCCATTTCTCATTGATACCACTCAGGATGCCGTCAATAATCGCCCCGCCCACCGCTTTAAATTTTGCGGGCAGCGCGGCAACATCACTCAGAATTTCATCCCATTTGCTGCTTATGGTCTGCTTAATCACAGCCCAGGCTACTGACACCCCTGACGTGATGGCATCCCAGAGTGCTTTAAACTTCGGCCCCAGCGTTTCCCAGTTCTGCCAGATATAGATGGCTCCCATCGCAATCAGGCCAACTATCGCCAGAATGGGGTTAGCCATCATCAACCGGCCTAACCAGATGACCGCCTGGCCTGCACCGCCAATTACTCTTGTGACCAGACCAAACGCAGAAGCAAATTTCAGCTGGAGAATGCCAGCACTTACCCGCACTACCGCCATAGGACCCAAAATGGATGCCAGGGCCAGTGACACCACACCCGCTGCGGTAGCTACCACGGCAAATACGGCCGCAATTTTAAATAGCGCCGCCGTCAGTTGCGGATGACGCTTCACAAAACCATCCAGCGCGGACGCCAGATTACCCAGCCAGTCCGCAATATTTTTCAGCACCGGCGCGACGGTTTCACCGATGCTCGCCATGGCGTTGGTAAAGGAGCCGCCAGCGGCTTCCCATTTGTTGCCCAGAGTATTAAGCGATGCTTCGACGCGCTCGCGCAGAGTTGCCTGGTTCTCCAGCTTCGCTACTGTTTCACGATAACCATCAATACCTTTTTGGATCATGATATCCAACGCCTGCAGCGTTTCTGAATCATTGCCAAACAGGTCTTTTTTTGTTGCCATCTGCTTTTCGGGAGTAAGTTTGCTCAGCTTACTTAGCTGGACATACATATTTTCCAGCCCACCAAATCCTCCCTTACCATCAGAAAAATTAAACTTAATGCCGGTCCCTTTTAGATCATCATTAACAGCTTTAATTTTCTTTGCATCCAGGGCAGCCTGGAATATTTTCCGGTACGCATTCCCAGCAGACTCCCCGGCCATACTTGCCTGGTCAGCCATAACCAGCAGGGGGGCAAAGGTTTTAGCTGCATCTATCCCTTTCTTATTTAGAATACTCATCGCGCTACTAATTTTTGAAAAACCCTGCAGCATATTCCCGGGGTCTACGCCCGCATAAAAACCACGCTGGATAAGATCCATCAGGCTCATCATGTCTTTTTCGGTGGTCTGCGTGGCGTCCTGCAATTTTGCGGCAAACTCTGCGGCCTCCGTCGGCGCCATCTGCAGCTGCACGCCAAGGTAAGCCGCCGACTCACCCAGCCCGCCCAGGATAACCTGCGCTGACATCCCCTGACGGCGTAACATGGTCATCATGTTCTGAAAATCTGCCGTGGTACCGGGCAACCGGTCCCCCAGGGCAATCGCCAGCTTGTTCAGCTTCAGGAACTCAGGCGCCACCTTTCCGCCCGGTCCCATCATTGAGCCTGCCAGCTGGTTAGCGGCGTTCTCTGATTCCGAGTAAGCACGAATGGGCGCCAGCAAGGTCGCGCCCGTTGTCACCCCGGCCGCCATCATCCCGGCCCCGTTCCCCGCCAGGCTGTTACGCATGTCGCGCATCTTGTCAGCTTTGGCCCTGATCGCATTCAGCTTGCGCTGGCGCTCGCCAACCTCGCGTAATCGCCGCTCCTGCTCTGCCAGCTGCTGGTTATAGCGATCCGTTTCTCGGGTAATTCTGGCCGTTTCACGGGCGCCACCGCCCGCAGAGATGCCGAGGCGGTACAGCTCCGCCCTGGTTGCCGCCATCTGCCGCGTTTCCTGCCCCTGCTTTTGTTCCAGGCGTGATACTGCGCGCCATTGCGCCTCAAGCGCCTGCGTCTGTTTTTTCGTGGGGGATTCGAGCGCTGACAGCTCGCGCGTCATCATCTGCGCACGCAGCCTCGCCTGGTCCAACTCGTTGCTGGTCCGGTTCAGGCTCTGTGAGAGTTGATCAAAAGATTTCAACTGGCTCCCCGCGTCGTTAAGCCGTTTAAGCTGATCACGGGTCTGCCGGATGCCGGAGGCCAGCTCCTTCGAGCCAGCCAGCGCATTTTTTAAAGGGCGGGTGAGTTTATCAACCGCATTCAGAACCACCTGCAGGCGCAGGTTTTTATCACTCATCGCTGGCCCCGCTACGCATTATCGCTCTGTGCCGCCACTCCAGCACTTCCGTCAGCGGCATAACGTCAGTGACGGACGGCGGCCAGTGAAAGATCGTGGCGATATCCGCCACCAGGTCATCTACCGTCAGGCTGTCGGCAAATCGGCAAGTGCCGACTTCGGCAACAAAAAAAGGACCACCTCGACAGACATCGCGGCCAGGTCTGCCGGGTCGAGGTCCGCCATTTCCTGCGGGGTCAGCGTTGGTGTGGAGATGCGTGGGATCACGGTCATCATAGAGGCCACGTCCATCTCCATCACCGCCTGCAGTCGCGTACCGCGCAGCGCGCCAGATTGCGGCTTACGTAGCACAATTTCCGTAATCGTGGTATCACCGCGCTTAATCGGGCTATCCAGTTTCACCGTTGCTTCTGTTTTCTCACTCATGCTCTTTTCCTGTTATGGGTTGGCTGGCGCGACCTCGCGCGCCAGGAAAAAATTACAGACCGATGGCGTTACGGTGTTCTTCCATCAGGTCAACACCATCAACAATTTCAATCATGTTGATCGCATCGACCTCATAGAGCACTTCACCGTTAATGGTCAGCTTCGCGTAACAGTTAACGCTGCTGACTTTGGTGGAATTGCTCTCGCCGGTTTTCCACTCGCCGGAATCCACCTCTTTGTGGCGCCCACGGACGACCAGCTCAACGGCCTGCACTTCGCCGGTGTCGTCGCGCTGAATAGACCCGGTAAAGCGCAGCTGCACGCCGTCCACCGTGGCTTTGCCCATCTGTTTAAACAGAAGCGCCTCCGTACCTCCGATGGTCATTTCCGTATCCAGCGCGCCATCATCCAGCCCCAGATCAATACCGACTGAACCGGGCATACCGCCGCCGCGGTAGTTTTCCAGCTTGCGGGTGAATTTCGGCAGGGTGACGGATTCAGCAATGCCCATCCAGTTGTTACCGGCGTTAAAAATATTCAGGTGTTTTAACTTGCGTGGTAAGGCCATGGGTCCCCCTTATGCGCTTACGCGGGTGGTGAAATCCACCAGGTAACGGTCAGTGATGCGCTGGCGCAGCATCAGGTTTTCCAGTGGCGGCACTGGCGTATAGTCGTAGTCGATCCAGAGTTTCCCGGCTTTCAGCGTGTCTTTGTCATTCACACTGTCATCAATCCAGCAGTCACCGCCGATGAGGTAGCCCTGATTTACCAGGCTGCGCATTTTGGCACGGATACCTTCGATAATGTCGCGAGCCAGCGAAGGGTTAAGCGGCATGTCCACCGCCCACATATGCGCCTCCGCCATGGTGTCTGCCAGCACCTGCGCGGTACGGGTGTAGTTTTCAAACTGGAATAACGGGTCATCGCTGAGGCAGCGGGAACCCCAGAAGCGGAAACCATCCTTGCGGATCAAGGTGGTGACGTCGTTCTGGTTCAGCAGTCCGGCATCGGTTGCCGGGTCCTGCAGATCCCAGAACACATCCGCAGACAAGCCGGTTACGCCGTTGACGCCCACGTTAGAAAGGGTTTTGTGCCAGCCGGTCTGCTCGTCGATTTTTGCACGCAGACCCAGCGCGCGGGCAGTGGCGTAAGCAGTCGCATCCGCCTGCAGCACCGTGTCAAAGTTGATGAAATCAGGCCAGATCAACATCCCTTCTCGCTGACTGAAATTTTCGCGGTAGGCAATCGCTTCTTCCACAGTTTTACAACCGTAGGCAGACAGATACGCAAAGCCGCGCAGGCTCTGCGCCACGCTTAACAGCTCAGTGGAAACAGCCTGCGTGTCATGGCCCGGCACGCCCAGAATGCGCGGCTTCACGCCCAGCTGCGACTGCGCCGAAAGCAGCGCTTTGATGCCCGTTTTCTTACCGTCAGCGGTTACACCGCCGATAATATTGGAGGTGGTTTCCGCTTCGGTTTCGCCCTGGGCAACACGCCCCACAACGGTGACGGGTTTTGCATGGCGTCCAGTGAGCGGGCCAGCGTGCCGGACTCGCCCGCTTTGCCGCTGGCGGTCAGTACATCGGTAAGCAGAACCGGCTTATTGAGCGGGAACACAGAGGCATCGGCATCATCGCCGGTGCATACCATGCCCACAATCGCCGTGCTCACCGTCGTGATAGAGCGGGTGCCTTCGTTAACTTCAACAACACGCACGCCGTGGTGATAGTCTTGCGCCATGAATGAATCTCCTGTTTAGGGGTTCACCCATGGTAGGGAAATCATTCACCGCAAGCCGTTGATGGCCGTTGTACCGTCAATGGCACAACCGCAGACAGAAAAAAGCCCCTTATCGGGGCAGACTGATACCGGGATTTATCAGGCAACGCGGCTCCAGCACATCAGCAGCGTGTGAGATTCCACCACGCTGAACGATTTACCTTCGCCGAGGCTGGCTGTTTTGCCGCTGGTCGAGTGTTTGTGCGGCGGGATCGTGACGCTATGCTGATGGTCTTCTGCATAGTCGGTATAGTTCCACCCCGTATATTTCTGGTTATCCGTTCCGTGTGTGGCGTCCCGCCAGGTATCCCCCGGCGCGCCGTCACCTGCCCTGTGCCGGTGCCTTCCGTTGCCCGATGTCGTCAGCTCCTGCTGCCCCTGTTCGCTGGTTTCTCCGCTCACGTCAATCTGAACGGCGGGCAGGTTGGCCTGCTGAAGTGTGACGTTATCGCTGCCGCCGCTCTGCCCGACGTTCGAACCGTCAGCCTTTCCGACGCGGATCGTTTTGTTTTCGCCGGTGTACACCCATTGGGACCACGGCCAGCGTTCATTGGGATTGAGGTTCTGGTTAAAAAAGCGGGTGGTTCCCACCGGGTTATCATCTTCCCAGAAATCTCGCTTTGCCGCCGTTATCGCATCGGCAATCACCTGCTGTATATCCGTATCCAGCTGGCCCGCAATCTTGTCGGCATAATCCTTTGCCTCATTTTTCGCACGATCAACCTCCTCCACCGAGGCAATAATGACCGTTGGATCGGTTTTAAGCTCCACCGCGGCTGTTTTGCTGACGGCTATCCACAGATTGATGGCCTGCAACCGCCCGGCCCCTTCTGCCAGAAGCGGCTTATACACTGGCGGGAGACTGGCTACCGCCAGGCACTCCCCGGCATCATCATAGAGCGCAGCCTCTCGCAGCCAGAAACCACCGGTTTGCGGCAGGATTATCATTTCTGTGCGGATAACACTCGCGCTCTGGTCTGCAATGACTACACGGTTAAGCGGGCCGCGATACACTTCATTCACCAGACCTGTGCGCGTTCTGTCCGGCTGCGGGATGATACCCGCGCCATCACCGACCGCCATTTCTGCAAAATTCACAGGCTCACCGGTTGCCACCGCCTTAGTAAACGCCGCCTCCCCGTAATCGGTGAGAATGGCATAGTAATTCATGCTCACGCTCTCCCCTTACGGCAGCGCTGCCGGCGAGGTTGGAATACTGTCACCGGCATACTTGCCGCCTTCGCCAAAGTTGGCGCTGAATACCTGCTGTTCGGTTGCTGCGATTTCAGCAAATGACATCCCTGATGCGTCAATATCCACAAGGTGCAGGCGGTAAAGCACATAGGACTTACAGGCATTATTCACCAGGGAACTAAATCCCGACGCCGCCCCCCATACCGGTAAATCCTGGTAATACATACTGCCTGTGAAATCATTGCCATTTTTGTCCGATTGCAGACTGAACAGCGCCGGGCCAGCTGATACCGCGTTAGGCAAACGCCCCATAATCAAACGGTTCGATGAAGGGGAAACCTGCGTCGCAATCAGCATTTCCGTGGTATGGGTTGCCGGTGTGCCACTTCCCACCCGCGTGACCTGATAGTGCGCAAACACGGCAAATTTATGATCGTTCTGGTGCTCAGCGATGTACGGCATGATACCCGGACAGGTAAACCGGCCACGGTGTCCCAGCGTCTGGTTAACCAGCGATACAATCCCGTGAACACCGCCGCGCGGCGTGCGTTCAAACTTCGCCTCCGGCGTGGCACCCGTGGTGATCAGCGTGTTATTCCAGCTAAATTCCAGCTCCGCTTTTGTTTTCCCTGTCAGGGTGGCAGCTTCTTTGCTTGCCAGATTATTCAGGGGGATATTTTTCCCAAAGCCCGAAAAATCAAAATCGGCCGGAATTTCTGAGACATCCATTAATGCCAGCGATCCGAGCGTCAGGCCAGGATAGTCCGGAATAATCGGCAGTCGCGGGTCAGTGAAATTTGCGCCAATGAGTTCATTAAGCAGGCCCATAGTTACCTCATTTAAAAAAATAATTGTTCATCAGAATTCCGGCGATACCGTCACGTGCCGGAATGGATTTGTACCCGTCACCCAGGCTGAAACCCGGCCCGCCATAAGCCAGCGCCCGCCCTCCTGCCTGGCTCATGTGGGTGATATCAATCGCCACCTCTGACCATGTACCGCCGTTATTCACCAGAACATTTCCCACGGTGCCGCCTGCAATCCGCAGATAATAATCGGCGTGATTGCCGCCGGACGGCAGGCCGGACGCGCTCCATGTACCCACATAGTGAATGTCGGATGTTGTCATCGCCCCAGGCAGCACCGCGTTATTGAAGAATGACCAGGGCAACACACCGTATCGTGCCGCCACCTGCTTTTCAGTCATGCCCGGATGCGTCGGGTCGATGGCATCCGTCGCAGCCGATAGCATAATTTCGTACACCACAGCATGACGGCCCGGCAGAATGCGCCGGTACCACTCAGTCAGCTCATACAGGTATCCTGTTTCCGCAAACTGGTTTTCATGCTGGGGAAACACCAGTCGCTCGCCGTTCCAGCTGGCCTCACGTTGTCCCATGATGGTCAGGAACAAACAGCGGATATCACGCGCACCGGCCAGTGCCGCAATCTGCAAAGACGCTTCACGGATTTGCGAGGCGTTAACATCGGTTTTCGGCTGGTTATTCTGACCGTGCCAGACCGCAATCACCTGGCCCGCCCAGCGGTCTCCCCAGGAGAGTACCTCCTGCTTAAACATGCCCAGCACCTGATCAGAAGTGGAGCCACCGTAAGAGCGCACCTCCCCGGTGCGGTTAGTGGCGGCGATAATGGTGCTGCCCGATGTTCCGCTGCCGAACATCGAGTCACCGATGAGCAACAGCTTTTTACCCAGCCCGGTTTTCATCGCAGAGGCCACCTGCGACGTCAGGCGAATACCGACGGCAGCGGCTGACTTATCCACGCGCCGAAACTCCCATTCGTCAGCACTGGCGGTACACCGCAGGCTGATGCTTTTCCCGTCTGGAACCTGCTCAGGGGCTTCATTGGCAATCATCACCCATGCATTACCGTCAAACAGGGCATAGTCACCGGCGCGAAAATTCTCTGTACCAGCCACGCCCCCTGCGGACGCCTGCCAGATGACATTTTGCAGAGGACGAGACGGCATCCCCTCCGACGGATTAAATTCACCGGCGTAAAAAAGCAGGTCAGCCCCGGCACTAACGGCAGCAAACTGCGGCTGCAAAAAACCGCCCCCTGCCGTCTGGAGAGTGAGAAAAAGGAGTTTATCCCCGGCGGCCAGTGTCATACCCGCAAACACGCCCGGCGCGGTGACTTCATACCAGGTATCGTTTTTACGCGGCGCGCCGGAGCCTGGGGAGCGCTGGATATTCCACCCGGTGCCATCGTATACAAGCAGATCACCGAGATAGACCTGCATTCCGTTCCAGATGCCTGGCGTTTTCTCTGACACGCTGGAATTGGTGTTGTACGCCTCATAGCTGTAGTAATCGCCCGCCACAAACTGGCCGGACGGCGTGACAATGGTCGTACTGGTCAGCCGCCCGCGACGACGCAGGGAAGCCAGAGAGCCGGGGTTAAATGGGGTACCCTGTGCTTTCCCGGCGATTTTCAGGCCAAACGCGCGACGATATTCAACCTCTGTACCGGTATGGTTTACCCCGTACAGCGCGCGACAGGCTCGCGGTGACAGCGCCGCCCAGCCAGAACCATCCGCATCATTCGTCCGTGCGGTAACATCAGCCAGCACCGCGCGTACAGCATCAGGTGGAACATCAACCACGTCCTGTGCAAACGGCAGAACGGCGCTTTTCAGTTCCTCGGTCAGGTTGTCCAGGGTAATCACGTTTTTACCAATGGACAGCAGCGGGATTTCAACCACGCCATTCTGTTTCACCCGCAGTGCGCAGCGTTTGGTTTTCGGGTCAACCCAGGCGAGGACAAAACCGCTTGCCGGGTCGAGTGTCACCGGCATTAACCCCTGCACCTCTGGCGTCAGTTTCTCCAGCGAGATCGTGCCGTTACCCAGCTTAATCAGAGGAATTTCGACTTCACCGGACACGCTCACACGCAGGGCACAGCGGCGGGATTTCGGGTCCATCCAGGCCATAACATAACCGGTTGCCGGGTCGAGCGTGGTCGGTACCAGCGCTTTTAAATCAAGCGCAAGGTTTTCATGTGAAATAACTCCATCTTCAATCTTCAGGAGCGGGGCGATAACCTCCCCTTTTACCGTAATGGAAATAGCAGCGCGACGCGTGACCGGGTCGCGGAAAGTAGCGACATAACCGCTCGCTGGGTCAAGATATTCAGGAATAAACCCGGCATCAATAAACCCCTGTATTGTGGAATATCCAATAATATCGGATACCCTTTCCGCCACACCGTTATTATTTTTATACACCGTGAACGGTGATGTTTTATCTTCTGGATTAATCACCAGAAAATGCTGTTCTGCCGTTGTCGAGGATAAACCCGCCGCCGTTCCGTCGGGGTCGTTACCGGACGCTCTGACCGTGACCATCTGCATTAAATCTGACAGAATAGCTTTCCCGGTCAGCGTCACCGCCCCGTTTGTATTCTTCGCCTCTTCCACCCAATGCGCAGGGTTGGTTGACCGGATGGAGAATACGCCTCCTTCCGGTATTTTCCCGGCAGCAATTGCGGCCTGCGCTGCCGCCGCACTGGTAAATGGTAATTCGCCCGATTTTAACAGGCCATTGTAGGCATTAAGCTGATCTCTCAGGTAGGCTGTGCGGTCGGCGAGAATACTGGTCTGAACGTTCACCAGACCATCATTTCCCCCGGCCACTTTGTCGCCGCGCTTAATTAACGGAATGTCGCTTTCCCACTGTGCTGTTTCGCTGATTAAAGACATATCAGTCCCCGGAATATTGATAATTTTCGTCGTAATGCGCAGTGGCATCGTAATAAATACTGTCATCCGGCTTATATCCCGGCGGATAAACGGTAATCACATCACCATCAAACACGGCGGCACCAATATTTGCCGGGCCAGAAGTTGATGCCGATAACGTCAACTGCGATATATGGCGACTGACTGGCTTCGCATCGCCAATAATCCGCTCAAGCTCGTAAATCATCGGCTCCGTGATGCCGATTTCATTCAGATCGATCTCAAGACGAAACGTCCCGGCGGGGTCGGCCACCTCCCACCATTCCTCAAGGGTCATTGAGTAACCCAGCCCCTCGATCACCCGCTTAACTGCCGCCACCGTACCTTTGCGCTGATGGATCCAGAAAGCATCGCTGACCGCCTGCCGCTTAGCGGTTTCTGTCCAGGTTTCCTCCCATCGGTCAACGGAGAAAGCCCAGGCCAGATACGGCAGAAACTTTGCCGGGCATTTCCACGGGTTCCACAGGTCACGCAGTGGTACGTTTAAATCACTGATACCTGAACAGGCTTGCGCCAGCCTGCGCTCCAGCGCAGACGACCCCGGCGGTAACAGACTGCTAGTCATCAGAACCACCAATTTCTGCTTTAAAATCGGTGCAATATGACGCCTGCGTTTTATCTAACACCATGTCCGCCAGGGGCTTCATCAGCTCAACGCGCTGGACGCCCTGAACATGCAGAGCGGCATAGATAGCAGACAGCCGCACGTCACGCCCCAGGCGACGCTGCTCGTTGATATATGCCGTACCCTGCGCTTTCGCGGCCGCCAGGATGGGTTCCTTTGCCGGGCCGGGATAGACATAAAGAACCGCATCAATTTCATAGGGGACAATCTCAGCAGATCGGACACTCACCCGATCCGCCACCGGCCGTACAGCCTCATCATTCAGGGCCTCACCGACGACCTGCAGTAAATCTTCCGGCGCAGTACCATCGCCGTCGCGGGCCAGAATAGTCACCACGACTTCCGCCGGTGACGGGCTGAACGCCGACGCGTCCGCCACCCGACCATCCGAGCTAAGCGCGTGATATTCATAGGCTCCGACTGGCCCGGCAACGCTCATCCCCTCAAAGGCCGCCGGGATGCGCTGGCGATAATCCGCGTCAGATTCCATTACCGCCTCCGTTGGCGGCGTTGTGGTGTCGTCCGCAGCCGTAATCACCCGGCGCTGTACGTTGTTATTCGCGCCTAAATTGTCCAGGTCATCCCCGCCGGAATAGGCCACCATCACGGCTTTCGCCGCCTCGTTAATCCGCTGGCGCAGCAGCAGCTCCCGGTACACATTTTCCTGCAGCATTTTCACCACCGGCTCAGACTCAAGCGCTAAGGTGCGGGCCACGGCCTCCTGTTCTTCTGCCGGAAATAACGCGACAAATTCAGCCTTGCGCTCAGACAGCAGGGTTTCAAAATCCGGCACATCCACAATTTGCGGCGGCGGCAGCTGGGAAAGGTCAATAACGGCCATTGTCTGCTCCTGTCGATACGGAAAGGGACACGGGCACGCCGTCATTACGCTGGCCTGCCAGCTCAATAACCATTGCGCCATCCATGCTGCTGCTGTTAACCGTGATAGTGTCCAGCTGCAGCCGCGGCTCCCAGCGCCGCAACGCCACATACACCGCAGCCATGATCTGCAGGCGCAGCGCCGGGTTTTGCGGCTGGTCAATGAGCGCTGAAAGCAGGGAACCATACTCCCGGCGCGCAAGCCGGCTCCCTTGCGGGGTCAGCAAAATGTCACGCACCGACTGGCGCAGGTGGTCAGTTTCCGTTATGGCTCTGCCGGTATCGCGGCTCATCCCGATATAGAGCGTCAAAATGGATCTCCCGTCGTTCCGCCACTGTCGCCAGGGTGTTTATGCTTATCAGCAACGACGCCGTTTGACGTCATCGCGCCGCCGCCGTGGGTCACATCGCCGTTCAGGATCACGTTGCTGTTAATTAGGGTGGTGTCAGCCTCGATCACAAACTCACCGGTTTTGCAGGAGACAACCTGCGAAGACTCAATCAGCACGCTTTTCACGCCGCGAATAATCCAGCGCCCGGTGGCGGGGTCGTATTCGAACCAGCCGCCATCCTCGTATGCGGTCACGTCCGCACTTTCAGAGTCTGACGGCGGCGGGCAGGCGTTGGAGTAGATGGCCGGAAGCGCAAAGGCTGTTTCCAGATTGCCGCCCAGGCTGAACAGCACCACCTGCTCCCCTGGAGACGGGCACCACCAGGTGCGGGATTTACCTGCACGGTAGGTCAGCCAGTTAATCCAGTTGGTTTCGAGGTCGCCCGTTTTCACCCGGCACAGCCAGCCGTCCCGGTCCACTTCGGTCACAATGCCGGTGCGGATCAGATTGGTGATAAGGCGCATGATTTCGGTTAATTGCGTATTCATGAAGGCAAGATTGCCACGCGCGGAGGGAGTGCGGCAGCGTGGCGGGTTGTGTCATCCCTGACACAAAATCACCGGGACAACCAGCGCAATAAGACGTCTCGCGTAATGTCTTCTGTTTCATCATTGATGCCGAGCAACCGGCGCTCTGCATATTTGACTTCCGGCCCTTTACGGCTGACCCGATCACGCAGGCCATAGTGATGGACGCGGGCTATGCGCTGCACCCGACTCTCAAACTCGACGCTTGCTGCGTCCTGGCTGGCGACGGCTTTCAGGTATTTTGTGGTGCGGAGTTTTGCAAACATCTGCCGACGGATGCGGCCCTGTTTCGTTCTGGCCGTCACGCGACGCGGCTCGTAAGCCGTCCCGTCGGGGTTGCGCTGCATCCTGATATTTTTCTGCTGACTGCGGCGCAGCTGCTGCGCCAGCTCCCGCATCATGCGCTTACGTGCGGCAGGCTCCAGTTCCGCCAGCAACGCATCTAACCAGGCGTCAACTTCCTGCAGCTCAGCCACGGCTCACCGCCCACATTTCGTCCGGTTCGTCCGGTTCCGGCACCGCTTCGACGCTGGACACGTCACCGTCAGCGCTGACTATCACACGCTCTGTCAGTTGCAGATTCAGGCTGATATCACAAATATCATTGCGCAAGATATCAACCTCAAACGTAAACTGTTTTTCGCGCAGCTCCGGGTTATGGATAGCATCGGGCTGATTCTCCATCAGCCAGGCCAGCACGGGAGCCATCAGTAATCCCTGATCGCCGCTGAAATCCACGACCACCACGTTAAGGGTATAGCGATACTCCCAGGACAACGACGCTGCGCCGGTCGCCACCACCGATCCGTTATCCACGAATAAATGCAGCTTATCCGGGTTATCGCGGACATATGGCACCGCGCTATTCAGGGCGCGGCGTAAGGATTGAGGCTTGTTCATTCACTGTTTCGCTCCTGACAGGAAATTATCGTGTCCACTTTATCGGCGCAGACCGCCCAGGCCGCCTCCGCTTCATCCAGCGCGGTCAGCAGATCACCGTTAGTGCGTGCCGCCGACTTTTCCAGGCGGCACTGCGTCACCCTGGGACAACCATTCACGGTAAGCTGCACCTCCGGCGAGGGCCGGACGTTCGCGCATCCTGATAATGTCAGGAGGCAAAGGAGTACCAGCCCAGCGGCGCAAATCCTCGTTTTCACGTTTTAGCTCCTCAATCCGGCGCTGACGGCTTCGCAGCAGCGCGTTTGTACTTTCTACCGCCGCGTAAAGCCTTGCCTGTTCCCGGTTATTGGTTTCGGACAGGATGGACAGGGCGATCAGCTGGCTGTTCGTTTTTGCCAGTTTTTCGCCTGTCGTTTTCAGATCCCGCCCTTGCCGCTCGATGGTCTGGCTGGCCTCCTTCATCCGCCATGACTGCCAGCCAAGCGCCAGCACTACCAGCGCCAGAATTACCGCCAGCGCCTTCGTCATACCGTCACCGGCTCCGCATCAATAATCTGCGCACGCAGAACCTTAAGCGCGGCCAGCGTCAGCAGATAAAATACCAGGGTGACAACGTGGCCCGTAAAGGCGAGAAAAATCACAAGCAGTGAACACCTGGCCCATCTGATCACCTGGTTTCCTGGCGTACTGAAAAAGTGAGTCAGCGCCTGCTTTGCCTCTCCCCGATGAGTGCCCCCCGCATACCACCCAGCCATGCAAAGCAGCACCGCTCCCCAGCTCAGCAGGCAGGCTACCCAGGTCAAGGCTGTAACCAGTGCCGGAACAATACTGTTTGGAACAAAGAGACTAAAAATGATCAGCGCCGTGTACAGCACCGAAAATAACCCACCGATCAGTTTCTTTTTCATTTCGTTACGCTCCTTTTAAGCACCAGGACAGCTCCCGCGCGCGGCGGTTGTCCAGCCCCGGATTAAATACGCCTTTGACGTATACCCAGCGCGGCAACTGATAGCAGGCATCGCGCCAGCGCTTCTGATTGATAAATTTCACCATGGTTGAACCGCAGGCATTGCCGGTTCCCACGTTGAAGGCCAGCGATACCAGCGCGTCATAGACGTTCTGCGGTACGCTCACCAGGACACAGCGATCCAGCGCCTTCTCCACCCTTAAAACGTTGGTGATGAAACTCCCGGCGGCCTGCCGTTCCGTGATGGTCTTCCCCGGCACCACGCCGGACGTATTGCCAATGCCATCGGTCCACACCCCCGCATCACACTGATACGGCTGCAGGCGGCAACCCTCGTAATCGGCTATCAGCTTCAACCCTTCCACTGAGGTATGAAGTTGCTGAAAGCCCGGCAGGGTGGCGGCAATCGCCAGCACCGCCCCTACCAGACAGCGTTTAACGGTTGAAGGATTCATATTCCCCCTGTGTAATTTTTCCGCCGCGCAGCAGCTGGTAGGTTTTGTGTTTGTAGTACCAGTTGATGGCCAGCATCAGCACGCCAATCAACACACCGCCCACTGTCGACACATCCTTAAGCGATAAATCTCCCATCCATGCCAGCAGTACAGCGATGCAGTACGTGATGAAGGCGCTGATCCGTTCAAGCGTCATATTTCAGTCCCATAACTGGACGGTCTGCACCGTGGAAGTGGTGGCAATATCCGGCAGCTCCACCTGCAGCCCGTGTGGTAAGAACGGGCCGTGCTCAGCCAGCCCCGGATTTGCCTGCAGTACCTGCTCCGTGACGCCCTGCGTGCGTCCGTAATGACGCCAGCAAAGCGCGTCCACCGTGTCACCCTGGTACGCACGCACTTTCATCAGATCAGCTCCACCGTACAGTGAGGCGCATCCTGCACCCGGCTAATTGCCCAGCGCGCATCACGCCACAGATCGCCGCTGGCCTCCGCCAGCTCATCCCCCCTTTTCACACCGGAGGCCGTGGCGTCGTAGTCCTGGTAACGCTCATTCACCTGCGCACGTGCCCAGCAATAAACGGCGTTGTGGTAGTGGTGAATGCGTTCGCTTTTACCGTCCAACAAGTCCGCCGGTACATCGGCCAGCGTCATAAATCCCAGCGCCTGCTGGCGCTTGCGGAAGTCGTACAGCTCCGCATTGACCTCTGACATCGCAGACCGGATGAGTTGTCCGAGACGGGGTGACGTCACCGTGCCATCCGTCCGCATCACGCTGCGAAACTCTGATAAATCAACATCGGGCCAGAACGGCGTATTTTTGATAATTTCCGCCTGTTCCGGCGCCTGCTCAGGCGCAACAAACTTCATGCGGGCTTTCTCCTGAAATAGTGGGCGGTGGACGGGGTTTTGATGTGGCAAAAGCCTTTCGCCACCCCGTGCCGCCCGTGCGCGGGGCACGTTCCGTTAACGGCTGTCATTGCGCAATCTGCGCTCCAGCTGCTGTTTTTCTTTTTTGACGCCACAGCGTGGATCAAGCTGCAGCGCATGATTGATGTGATTCAGGGCGGAGGCCGGGCTGGTTTCGGTCAGTACAGCGCCAATCGCTTTATGCAGGCGTGCCCGTGACTGGTCTGGCATATCCTGGCCGTCTGTCAGCTCCAGTGTCTGCAGTAATAATCCGGCATCGAAAGATTCACCTGCCAGCAGAGCGGCCTGCGCAGCGTCTGCCATTTCCTCTGCCAGCACCGTCTGGACGTTACGGTTTCCAATGGGCATCACCCATCCGTGCCGCAGCGCATGACGCCCTGCATCCAGCGCACCGGCATAATCACCGGCATCGATACGCCAGAGCATTACAAACATCACCACGTCATCCTGCCGGGCACCATCAGCAGCCAGCACCCCCTCCACCCAGGCGGAATAACGGGGCAGCAGCTCCACTTTGATTTGGGCTTTCTTCACGGTGGACTGGATACCTTTCAGTCGGCGGCGATCCTCCGCCAGCTGCATCAGCATCAGGTCATACCCCGTCGCGTGGCGAACATTGCCGCCCTGTCGGGCGGCCTGTTCAGCCTGGACGCGCAGGCGGTGCTGCCGTGCGGGACTCAGGCTCATGCGTTACGCCCCCTCGCCTTCCGGTACAGCTGGCGCGCTGAAATCCCCCATCTGGATGTTTTCGACCAGCGCCGCACAGCGGTAATCCTCAACCACATACGTTTCATTGACGGACTCGAAATTCTCGATCCGGTCACGTTTCGGGTTATCGATAACAGAACGACGGCGGGTATCTTCCTGCCAGTAAATGGACAGGTTATCCAGGCGGGTGATCAGCAGTGCATTAGCAGGGAAATACGGCGCGCGTACAGCCTGCAGGCCACCCATGCGTTTCTGGCTGATGATCAGATCAGCGGCCAGCTTCTCCGTGTTCTCCTGGTCTTTGTTAACCAGCGGGAAATACTTGTCAGACAGCAGCTCACGGCCACAGACCACCACCAGATCATCATCATCCTGATATACCGGGTCGATCAGCTCGTTGACCGCATCCATCACCACGGCGTCCAGGTTGGCATAATCGCCACCCTTACCAACCTTCACGGCGCCTTTGGTGGTCACGCCGTCTTTGGTTTCGCTGCCCATGACATGATCCGGCGCATCTTCGCGAATTTTTTGCAGCCAGCCCTTATTTACGTCCTGCAGCATCGGGTTGGCGTCGCGGTCAGAGGTTTTGGCACGCTTCACGCCGTTGAACCCGATCATGATGCGGTCCAGAGCCTGGCGCTTCACTATGGCGTTACGGATCCGCACCTGGAAGTCCTGGAATTTTGCCCACAGGTCCAGCTTTGCGTAGGTCAGCACCGTATCAAAGTTGGTCTGTTCGCATTTGTATTCCACGTCCGCCATCACTGTCGGGTCAGTTGGTTCGCGCTCTTTGGTGGTGGTATCCGTGGTACCGGCAATCGTGCTACCGACACCCAGACCCAGCAGCTGGCCTGACTGCTCATCCACCGGGGTGATGTTAATCAGCGTCAGAAATGCAGCGGACTGCTGGATCTGGTCTTCCAGCGTCTGCTGTACCGACGGCTCAACGGTGAATTTGCTGGAAAGTTCTTCCACTTCCACGTTATTCAGGCGTGCCAGCTGCTGCAGGTAGGCGTTAAAGGCAAAACGGGTTTTCTTTTTCATTGGTTCTTATGCTCCATCAGCAATTGGTCAGTGTGCCTGCCGGTGCGTCTCCGCCCGGCGCGCGCTGGCGATAATCTTTGCGGCTGTCTTCCTGGCTCAGCCGCTGCTCCAGTTCAGCAAAAGCGGTCTGCTGTTCCTGCAGGGAGGCTTCCAGCTCAGCAATGCGCGCATCCTGCGCAGACAGGGAGTGATCAGTGCGTTCGCTCAGGTTTTGCTGTTCAGTAGCAATCAGCTCCACCGCGCGATGTACGTCAGAAAAACGCGCGTCATCGTTCTGTTCTTTTTTGGTGAACATCGCGGCAACGCGGGCAAAGAGGGAGGGTTTATCGTCCTGAACTTCTTCCCACTCGATCAGCGTTTCTTCTGCGGCGGAAAAGAGGTTTTCACGGTTTTGCTTGCGGCCTGCCAGGGGGTTACTTCTGGCGCTGGCGCTAAACTGCAGCATTTCAGTACCGAGGCTTGCGGGATCATCCGTCGCCGCCAGGCCAACCAGGTAGGCTTTGCCGGTATCGGCAAAACTGGTATTGACCTCCATCGAGGTAAACAGCTTTTGCAGATTACGGGTATACGCCACCAGGTCCTCTGACGGGGTGATCCACGCATACAGGGCCATTTTCCCTTTCAGCGGGCCGTCTGCAATCTCCTCTGCCTCCAGCTTATCCACGGTCCCGAAACGGCGGAATGGGCTATCAGGGGTGTAACCCTTGATGTGCTCCAGATTAATCAACGCGGTATACACCTGCGGGTCATAGCCCGCCGCCATCTGTTCCAGCCATGCACGCTCAATATTGCGCCCGTCTGTCGTTGCCCCTTCCACACCGATGCGGAAGCGCTTTGCTTTTACAGCCATGTGACCGACTCCATCAAATAACTCTGTGAGGCCTTATGGTTGCTGCGATGGAGGGGGTGAAACAACGCGCGGACCTTGTGCGGTAAACCATACAAAGGCCAGCCGGGGAAAGGCGCCAGGCAAGGCCGTATGTTTGTGCCATGGAAACGATGACCCCCGCAGACCTCGATCCCCGCAGGCAGGCATTACTGCTGTATTTTCAGGGATACCGCGTAGCCCGCATTGCTGAAATGCTGGGCGAAAAAGTTGCAACCGTTCACAGCTGGAAAAAGCGCGACAAGTGGGGCGAATATGGCCCACTCGATCAGATGCAGCTCACCACTGCCGCCCGCTATTGCCAGCTCATCATGAAGGAGCACAAGGAAGGGAAAGACTTTAAAGAAATAGACCTGCTGGCGCGCCAGTCCGAGCGCCACGCCCGCATCGGTAAATTTAACAACGGCGGTAATGAGGCGGACCTTAACCCCAACGTGCAAAACCGCAACCGCGGCCCCCGCAAGACACCAGAAAAGAACCTGTTTACTGACGAACAGATCGAAAAGCTGGAAGAAATTTTCCGCAACGGAATGTTTGAATATCAGCGCCACTGGTGGGAAGCAGGAATTAAACACCGCATCCGCAACGTGCTTAAATCGCGCCAGATCGGCGCTACGTATTATTTCGCGCGTGAAGCGCTGATGGACGCCCTGATGACAGGGCGAAACCAGATTTTCCTGTCAGCCAGTAAAGCCCAGGCGCATGTTTTTAAGCAGTACATCATCGAGTTTGCCAAAGAAGTCGACGTGGAATTAAAAGGCGACCCCATGGTGCTGCCAAACGGCGCCACGCTGTATTTTCTCGGGACCAACGCCCGCACCGCACAGAGTTACCACGGCAACCTGTATCTTGATGAGTATTTCTGGATCCCGAAATTTCAGGAGCTACGTAAAGTCGCCTCCGGCATGGCGCTGCACAAGAAATGGCGCCAGACCTATTTCTCTACGCCTTCCAGCCTGACGCACAGCGCTTACCCGTTCTGGTCCGGCGCCCTGTTCAATCGCGGGCGGGCAAAAGCTGATCGCGTTGATATCGACCTGACCCACTCAGCCCTTGCTGCCGGTCTGCTTTGCGCTGACGGTCAGTTCAGACAGATCGTGACGGTGGAGGACGCCGTGCGCGGTGGCTGCAACCTGTTCGACCTCGACCAGCTGCGCCTGGAGTACAGCCCCGACGAGTACCAGAACCTGCTGATGTGTGAGTTCATCGACGATCTCGCCTCCGTTTTCCCACTGGCTGACCTGCAGGCCTGCATGGTGGACAGCTGGGAAGTCTGGGAAGACTTTCAGGCGCTGGCCCTGCGTCCGTTCGGCTGGCGCGAAGTCTGGATCGGCTATGACCCGGCGAAAGGTACCCAGAACGGTGACAGCGCTGGCTGCGTAGTCATTGCCCCGCCGACGGTGCCCGGCGGTAAGTTCCGCATCCTTGAGCGTCACCAGTGGCGCGGAATGGACTTCCGCGCCCAGGCAGAGGCCATCCGCAAACTGACTCAGCAGTATAACGTGACCTACATCGGCATTGACTCCACCGGCGTCGGTCACGGTGTTTATGAAAACGTAAAAGGCTTTTTCCCTGCCGTGCGGGAGTTTGTCTATAACCCCAACGTCAAAAACGCCCTGGTGCTCAAGGCATACGACATTATCAGCCACCGCCGTCTGGAGTTTGACGCCGGGCATACCGACATTGCGCAGTCATTTATGGCTATCCGCCGCGCCACCACCGCCAGCGGCAACCGCCCTACCTACGAAGCCAGCCGCAGCGAAGAAGCCAGCCACGCCGATTTGGCCTGGGCAACGATGCACGCACTGTTTAACGAACCGCTGCAGGGCGAAGCCGCCAATACCAGCAACATTGTGGAGATTTTTTAATGACTGAGAATACCGCACAGGATGTGATGCCACCCGACGTACAACCCAATGATGCAGCAACTACCCAGGCGTTCAGCTTTGGCGATCCCATTCCGGTACTGGACCGCCGCGAACTTCTGGACTACGTAGAATGTGTGCAAATGGACCGCTGGTATGAGCCGCCGGTGAGTTTTGACGGGCTGGCGCGGACCTATCGCGCCGCTGTACATCACAGCTCACCGATTGCCGTTAAGCGTGACATTCTCAGCAGCACCTACATCCCCCACCGCCTGCTCAGCCAGCAGGCTTTTGCACGTTTCGTCCAGGACTACCTTGTGTTCGGTAACGCCTATCTGGAAAAACGGACGAACAGGCTGGGCGGCGTCCTGTCTCTGGAGCCATCACTGGCGAAGTACACCCGGCGCGGGATTGACCTCGATACTTACTGGTTCGTGCAGTACGGCATGACCACCCAGCCTTATGAGTTCACCAAAGGTAGCATCTTTCACCTGATGGAGCCGGACATTAACCAGGAAATCTACGGGCTTCCCGGCTACCTCTCCGCGATCCCTTCAACACTGCTCAACGAGTCGGCTACGCTGTTTCGCCGTAAGTATTACATCAACGGCAGTCACGCCGGTTTCATCATGTACATGACCGACGCAGCGCAGAATCAGGAAGACGTGAACAATATCCGCCAGGCCATGAAAAGCGCCAAGGGACCGGGCAACTTCCGCAACCTGTTTATGTATTCGCCCAACGGTAAAAAGGACGGCATCCAGATCATCCCGCTGTCAGAGGTCGCGGCGAAAGATGAATTTTTGAACATCAAGAACGTGAGCCGCGATGACATGATGGCAGCACACCGCGTGCCGCCGCAGATGATGGGCATCATTCCAAATAATACCGGCGGCTTTGGGGATGTGGAAAAGGCTAGCCGCGTCTTTGTCCGCAATGAAATTATGCCTTTGCAGAAGCGTCTGCAGGAGTTAAACGAATGGTTGGATGATGATATCATTCGTTTTACGGAATATTCATTCTAAAGTAACGCAAGGAATAGGTGCATAATAATTATGCACCTTTATACTACCAATTAAAAATTGATGAACTGCGAATCGCAGGAACGTCCGATGAGTTTTTTTTCGCAGCAGGTACCATCGTCTTGCGCTTATTAAATGCTTGGTCGATGTAATATTCAGGTTTTTTAATAAACAGAGAGTATTTCACCAATGCACAGTACACATCTGTATCATTATAATGTGGGACTGTTTTTTTATAAACGTGATTTTCCCTAACCAAATAAGGTAAATAAAAATCATATCCAAAACCAGGAGTTCTTAGGGTGATAGAACATCCACATGACGGATCTGCACATACCGCTGGAGTAAACACATTATCGTAGATTTCGTCCCTGATAACACCAACTAACCCATTATAACCACTTCCCCAGAGTGACGCTTGAATCTCAGAGTTTACAAATGGGCGTTGTTTTGTCTCGGTTCCGATAAGAACGACAGTAACCGTCGAGTCTTCTAAGAAATCCTCACGGATAGTTCTCATTATTGTTTCATCAGAATTAGTGGTGCTTATATCACCATCGCTTACTGACTTATCAATAAATGAATCACCACCAAACAATTTAATTATCTCATCTTTGAGATCTTGCTCATTTGCATGATGATAACTCAGAAACGTCTTATGCATCATATACCCCACTTATCAACATTTATATTAAACTCATTAACAACCTTATCAGTGAAAAAATCATTAACCTCTTTAAAGCCTTCCAATATTTCATTGAAATGATAATAATGTGATTGGATAGTACTAATAGGCGTCAAATGATAGGACAATGTTACAAATTCTCCATTATAATTCTTGTCCTTTGTAATCACCTTATCATTATCTGAAATAAATTTATGCCATCTTCTATAGTTATTTTGATGTTTCGTCAAAAAACGATTTAATGTTTTCAACATTTCATTGGCTAGCGAATACAATTTTTTATCGCGCCTTTTAGTAATATCCAATAACTTCATTTCATCTTTAATGAATTTATAGCATTCATAGTATGAGTTCAACACCTCTTCAATTGAATCATAATTTGGGTCGAACTTAAACAATGAGCGTTTAGTATCCAAATAATTTTTTACGCTTTTTTTAAAAAGAAGATCTGATTTATTAAGCAGTATATTAATACCGCCAAAACTTAACTGTTCCAACCTCAACGAGTATCTTTGATGAAAAGCACCAATTAATAAAATATAAGCTATTAAAAACAATATCAAAACTGATAAAAAAGCACGAATAATATTAACATTTGACATAAAGTTTACCGTAAACCACCATTTTTCAAATGGTGAAAACGGAACGCATCCCATAACGATTAGGAGAAGAACAAAAACACAACCCCACAAAACCCATAGTTTGTACATAGGAAATATCCTTTTTTCTTTTTATGATACTGCAACTGTTCACCAAGTCAAAACCCCTTCTGTACAACGTGACATAACCCTCGACAATTAGAACAACCAAACAGCGTTTCGCTATCAAACCAGCTAGCGCGCGCTCGTATCCCCGCCACGCCTGCCCGCTTTGTGTAGTGGTTTTCATGCACCTGCATGAGATATGAAAAAGCCCGCCAGAACTGGCGGGCCGAAGCTAAAACGATCCTCAAACGATCATGCAGATTCATGCGGCATAGTCATGCACTCTCTTTTTTTTCAGGTTAGCCTGAAATCCTCGTCAAAATCCATAAAGTTTTCAGCTACTCGCGATGAAAGGATGATGTACTTAATGCCCTCATCCAAGGGAACCGGGCGAACAAGTTCAAGCATAAAAACACCATCATAGGTTTTACCCAGCCAGAACCCGCCGCCGCAGGATTTTGGGCGCTGAAAAAGCACCCAACCACCCGAAACAAACTTCGGCAGCGGCTCATAGCGATAAATAACCTGATAATTACTGTCTTTAGACCCCATAGCCTAACGCCTCGCCTTGCTCGTTGTTCAACCTTGCAGGCGGTAAAAACCAGTTTTATCGCCTGCAACGTTTTGTTAATGCAGCCAGCTGTCGTCTTCCCATACCTGCTGCATAATTTCCATTACCCGCTGCTTATCCTCATCAAGTTTTAAGCCGGTCAACTCGATACCGTTGGCACTGCCTTTGCGAATGCGGATCGCCATCTTGGGATATAAAGGGATCAGGTTGCGGTAAAGCTCGGTTTCGAGTGCTTCCAGTGTCGCCTGGCTAATTTTCTGCTCTTTATCAATCATTATTTCGACACGCATGGAGCTCATCCCCCTAACTGGAAACATCCATTGACCGGCTGTACTCATGGCTACGAATTTTCGCCATTAATTCATCAGTCAGCTCAGAAACCCACTGGATAGCAAGTCGCTTCTCTTCATCGCTGCACTCACTAGCCGCTACAAGCTTGATAAAAAAATCAATACGCTGGAGTTTTAACGACTCCAAAAGATAGTCCTGCATTTCCCCTCCTATCCTCACTACGGGATATCCGTTGCCATATACCCTCAAAGGGATATTGCCATACTGTATATACGTCCACTGGATATCCATACAGTATAATATGATTTTCTCGATGTAAATTAGTTTTTATCATTCAATCAGATGTGTCCGATGTAGGATGATAAAGCAGAAAATGCGCCCCCTTCATCAGTACCACTGGCGCCATTTATCATCTTCCTGCAGCCTTTGGTTCCGGTAAAAGACACGCAGACCGGCACCGGATGGAATACTGCCACCGCGCAGAAGCAGATCGATCTCCGCCTCCGAACCATCAAAGCCTCTCGATTTAAGTTCATACTCCAGCTGCAGGCGCTGCTGATTATCCACATCCTGCCTGTATCCTTTCCGGCGCTTAGGCTTAACCATGCGAAGCCGTGCGTTTAGCTCCCTCAGCTCCTTTTTGCTCATGCTATGGAGATATTCCTGCAGCTCCCGCTCATCCATACCCGCAACATCCGTTAAATCCTGTCCGCTTACGGCCCCGTTTTCGTTCATTTTTTCCACAGGGGGACAGTTATTGCCACGAGTCCAAGGGGCGCAAGCGCCCTGGTCGGCTGGCGCCTCCTGAACGTCAACGGCCTTACGAACCATTTTCCACTTCATCGCATGCGTGCAAATCCGGCCCTCAACAATCGGGGACCAGATGCCATAAATACGGATGCCGTGATCGCCATAGGCTGATGGCTCGTCATTGAGTTCATAAGCCGTGCGGACCAGGTGATGTTTACGCGGAACCAGTACGCCGCCCTGTTTCATGATGTAGGTGGCAAAACACCCGGCATCGGCTGCCGCCAGCACGGCATCCAGACGCGGGTTATCCAGTACCGGCGCACCTGCTTTTTTATCGGCCTGCTGCCGCGCGGCCTGGCCTGCCAGCAAACGCAGCTCGCGATAAGCCTGGCGGCCCGGTATACCGAAAAAGCGGAATTGCTGGACTCGATGCAGCGAAGCCCAGGCATTGACATGTTCGGCATTGTCCCGCAGTGATCTGCCGGTTTCTTTGCTGATTTCGTTAGCCAGGCCACGCCCGTCGATGTTCTTACTGATGTACTTCGCGATGTAGCTGGTAGGCGTACCCTTGCGCGGGTTGATCAGCTCAGACTTAAATCGCGGGCCGGTATTGTTGCCCAGCTCCTCGCGGTCCTCACGGATGGCAAATTTACGCAGCAGCGCGGTGATGGATTTGCGGTCTTTTTTGCGCATGAAGCACAGCAGGTGCCAGTGCACGGTGCCGTCATGGTGTGGCTCAGCAACGCGGACGCCATACCAGCGCAGCCCCGCTTTGTGCATCGCCTTGCGGAAAGCGGCGAACGTATGCACCAGATAGTCACTGCTCTGCCGGACTGTGCCGCTTGTCCACTTCGGATTAGGTCTGCCGTTGTTGAGGGTGGCATGGAAGCGCGACGGGCAGGTGATGGTATAGAACACCGCGCAGTCACCCCTCATTTCCGCGATTAACTCCAGCCCCTTAACGCAGGCCATCATTTCATTACGACGGTGCGCCGGATTGCTGCTACTGGCGTTTACCACGTCTTCCATATCCAGCGTATCGCCATGCTCATTGGTCAGCTCATGCGAGCGGAAGAACTCCAGCGATTTGCGGCGCTGTTCGCGTTTATGGATCACGGCCTCATAGCTGACATACGGGGACGCCTTTTTGTTAACCAGGCAGACGGCGCGCAGCTGTTCTTCCCGCCATTCACACCGCATCTGCCACAGCTTGCGATACCACCAGTCAGCACAGAGCATACGGGCAAGCGAACCCGGAATAAGTTCGTATGGTACCGGGTTACGGCGGTGCTTTTTACGGCGCAGCCGCTCGAAGGCAGGCGGGATAACATCAAGGCGCATGGCCTCAGCGGCCACCCTTTCCCATGACCGGCGGATTTCTTCCGGCGTAACGTCTTCATCCGCAAGCAGCTCACCGCAGGCAGCATCCAGACACATGCTCATGTGTGCCGCCACCAGGGTAGATAACCGCTTAACCTGATCCTGGTTCATTTCCGGCAGAACCAGCAGGCCCTCCAGCCCGTCGTGGCTCGCCATAAACCGGAATGACGCAGAAACCTGGCTTGCACGCACGCGCTCCAGGCGTTCAAGGCACGGCCTGATGGTTTCACGTAGATAGCGGGAATATGCCTTTGGCTTTCCCAGGCCCTCGAAATATTTAATGCGCTCAAGCAGTGGCTTGCTGATATGTGATGGTTCAGCGCTTACGTCTGCCAGAATCACCAGATCGGGATTAAACCGCTGCTGCTCGCGGGCCATTTTGGCACGGCTGATCAGCCGGTCCTGCTCCATTTCCCGCTGAACAGGATCACGGGCTTCATTGTAGAAATAGCGTTCCCAGACCTCATCGCTCATCGCCTCACGGCGCAGCTGCTCCTGCTCGTTGTCGCTGGCGTAGAGAGCGATCAGGTTTGAAAGCGCAGACACCGGCGCAACTTCCGCCGGGTCCACATACGGGTTAACCGCTTTTTTCGGGGCATTCCAGACAAAAGCAGCGGCGGCATCATCTGCACCGCCGTAGTTTTTAACGTCGTGATGGCTCACACAAATACTCTCTTTGGAAAGTTTCGTAAGACGCACTCACGACTGGATACGCTGCCAGATCAAACCCGGACCAGATCAGAGGTTGAGAAACAGCGATAATTTCAGTTGCAGACTTACCATCACCACCGGCAACGCCCATACTGCGTTTTGCGTTAATGCGGTGGCTGGCAAAATTCTGGTAAATCGCGTTCGTCAGCTCGGTTTCACTGTTCGACACAACAACCTGATGGCCTGCTGATGCCAGTACATCAAGAGTCGTCGCCAGGCGACGCTGTTCAAGCTCATTGAAACCATCTGTGTGATAATCGGTAAATGTTCCGTCATAAGGTGGGTCGCAATAAATCACATCACCTACTTTGACCATCGCTAAAGTTTCCTCATAGCTGGCACAAATGAAGGTGGCGCGTTTTGCTTTCTCTGCAAATGCTCTGATTTCGTCTTCCGGGAAATATGGTTTTTTATAATTCCCATATGGAACGTTAAACTCACCTTTCCTGTTATAACGGCACAATCCACGATAACAGTGGCGATTAAGATAAAGGAAAAATACAGCTTTCCAGAAATCAGTAGTTTCAGATGAATGATTAAAATCCTGACGAATATTGTAATAAGAGGTTTCGCTATTAGTGCTGGCAAAGAACCCTTTAGCGTTAGTAATAAATTTCTCGCAGTTAAATGCAATCTGCTTATAAAGATTAATCAGGTCTGAATTAATATCCGCGACAAGATAATGAGGATACTCTGTCGCCATCATCACAGCGCAGGAACCCGCGAAAGGTTCAACCAGTCGCAGGCCTGCAGGCAGATGCTTTTTCAGCTCATGCATGACGGCGGTCTTATTGCCCGCCCATTTCAGGATGGTGCTCATACAGCACCCCCATTGTAGTGTTTGCCTTTCAGCTCTGCGATTTCCTGACAGGTGATGCAGCACTGCACGCCAGGAATAGCGCGGCGGCGGGCTGGCGGTATTGGTGCGTCGCAGTCAATGCACAAGACACGGGAAACGCCCGGCGCTTTACTGCGGGCGGTGTGGATGTGCCTCTGGCGTTCTTCTTCAACGCGCTGCTGTACGAGGTCCATAGAATCAGCCATCAGTGGATCTCCTGCGCTTCGTTCTGGATGTTTTCCGCAGCAACGCGCAGCAGATCCGCTGCCTCCACGTGATTAAGCTGGCGCGATGTGATGTGACACGCCAGGCTATCAAGGCGGGCAGCCATTGCCGCAGCACGTGCTCGGCGTTCTTCCATGCGGGCCTCTGTCAGCATCTGGTTAAGACCTGCATCATCCGGGCCGATTTTGTTGGAACGAGTTTCGATATTTCGCATTGTTGACTCTCCTGAATTTTGGCAAAAGAATGCCCGGCGGGTTTACGCCATTAATTTCTATTACTGGTTAATTCGGCATGGTTAGCCGCTTTGGAAATAAGCTCACCACTGCACGAAAATGGTTCATTGCTTTTATCAGCTCCCGCTTTTCGTCAGTCGTCAGCTCATTCATATTGACGTTATGACGATCCGCCGGAATCTTAGCCATAAAGAATATGGCGGCTAAGGCACGCTCATTTTGTTTATGGTTAATATCTCGCTGGTCCCGCATATCGCTAATAAAACGCTCCAGTTCAGGTTCTATATTCAAGCCGAACACTTTCGCCCTTAGCTCTGCAATATGATTCAGGCCATCCAGCCGATGTCCCGGACTTAGTGGAACAGTCGCAGAATCGCCTTCAATAGCCATGGTTTCCCCTGTTTATTAGTACGCAGTTCAGCCAGCAGCGCATCCTGCGAGCGGCACGGGTGCCAGCGCTTGCCATCTTTACCCATGATCCAGCCATGCCCGAAATGCGGTGATGGACTTTGCTTAACGAGAAGCGATGCGATTGATGGTTGGTTATTCAACATAGCCACCTCAGATCAAACCAAACGAGGCGCCCAGGCCAGTAACTGTATCAATGGTGCTGGCCATCGCCGGGCTTGCCTGCAGGCGCGCCTGCAACGTCACTGCGGTTAATGCCATCAGTCGAGTAACTGAATTGATGCTATCAACAATCTGGCGGCGCCCTGCCGTTGTGTGCGCTTCGCCGGAAACAGCGCCGGCAGCCACGCGGCCGATTTCTGCCGTAGCTTTTAGAACATATTCCGGCATCTTTTCGCGCGCGACTTCGTTTAGCGGCACGCACGGTAGGCAGTGGATCTGCGCCAGGAAACCATCAACCAACGCTGAATCCTCGGTCAGATCAGTAAGCAGCCAGATATCCGGTGCGGTAAGTTGGTGCGGCTGGTCAGGGTTTAGCTTATTGCGCAGTGTCTGGACATTCATTCCCGCGCGTTCTGCCAGTTTCGCCATGTTGTGACGCAGCGCGAAAGCCCGGCAGGCTTCATCAAAATGCGGATGTTTGGAAATCCTGAAATCAAACATGTTTTTGGCCTCTCTATATCCCAAAATGGAACTATCAGGCTTGCATTGCGATTTCGCAGCCTTGAGCCGCTTCCATCGTCAATGCAAACATGTTTACTTCGATAAGGCTGTTTACCCCTTCCTTTTTACGAATTGGAAGGCGACCTTCACGGATCATTTGGCGGGCGTAGCTGAGTTTGTAACCGGTACGGCGGCAGAACTCATCCAGGGTAATGAATGGTTCAGACACCACAAGATTGATGCTAGGGCGCATTGATAATTGGCGACTCATGATGCACTATTCCTCGGTTTGGGTGCCTAACTCACTATTAGGCCCTGTTTAACACTATTCACAACATCTTGAATCGAGATATTAGGATCACAAAACAATCATGTCAACACGAAACTTAACGAATAAAGATGACGTAAAGCTGATTCGAGATTTCATATCTCAAAATAGAGGCGGAAAAGAGGTCATTGCTCGCATTCTGGAAGCTTATGGTTTCACTACCCGCATAGCCCTCTGCCATCAGCTTGGCGTCTCGCAAAGTACTATGGCTAACAGGTATGCACGCGATACCTTCCCAGCCGACTGGGTGATCGTTTGTCATCTTGAAACAGGAGCATCACTAATTTGGCTTAGCACAGGGGAAGGAAGCAGGTTCCTTGGGGGCAACGATGAAAATATCACCTATTTAAAACGCATGGACATCACGAATGGGAATATCTCAACCCAAAAAGATGTCATAGCTGATACATCGACAATTCCAGAGGGCTTGAATTCACCGTTCATCCTGAATGCTGACAAAACGACCTACCTTGCTGACCGTTACGATGGCGAATTGGTAGATGGGTTCTGGTTCATTGAAATTGATGGGATTGTAAGCGTCCGCGAGCTGTACCGCTTTCCTGGCGGACGCGTGCGAGTTGAGAATGGCAAGGCCTCTTTCGAATGCAAAATTGATGACATAAAAATCCTTGGGAAAATAATCACTCGTACAGAGAGCATGTGAATTATGGCTGTTTCAAAACTACCTAACGGAAAGTGGCAGGCTCAGGTTTTCCCAAACGGTAGGGATGGAAAGCGCATCCGTCGCCAGTTCGCGACCAAAGGGGAGGCTTTAGCATTTGAGCGCCACATAAAAGATCAGGCTCAAGATAAGCCGTGGCTGGGCGAGAAAACTGATAAACGCCGCGTTCGGGATTTGGTTACAGCTTGGTATAACGCACATGGCGTTACGCTTGCTGATGGTGAAAAGCGTAAAGGCGCAATGGAGTTTGCCTGTCTCGCAATGGGCGATCCCCTCGCTACAGAATTCAACGCCAAACTGTTCTCAACTTATAGAGAACAGCGACTAAGCGGAAAAATAACCCGCTCTGATCGCGTTAAGGCTGTCACCCCTCGCACGGTTAACCTTGAACTAGCTTACTTTCGGGCTATGTTCAACGAGCTGAAAAGACTTGATGACTGGACAGCACCCAACCCTCTTGAAAACGTCAGAGAGTTTAAGATCGCAGAAATTGAGCTGGCCTGGCTTACAGTTGAGGAAGCGGCTCGCTTGCTGGAAGAATGTGAAAAAAGCAAGGCGGAGGATTTAACCATGATTGTTAAAATCTGCCTTGCAACCGGAGCAAGATGGGGTGAGGCGGAAAGTTTAACTGGAAAGCAGATAAGCCCCGGAAAAATCACTTTTATCAAAACGAAAGGAAAGAGGAACCGAGCTGTTCCTATCAGTGACGAGCTTTATGAATTACTACCCAAAAGCCGAACCTCTAAACCGCTCTTTACCGGATGTTACTCAGCATTCAGGAGCGCAGTAAAACGGGCGGGAATTGAACTTCCTGACGGTCAGCTTTCGCATGTTTTACGGCATACTTTTGCCAGCCATTTCATGATGGGCGGCGGCAATATTTTAGTTTTACAACGCATCCTCGGGCATACAGATATCAAAGTCACGATGCGTTATGCTCACTTCGCCCCTGACCACCTTACAGAAGCGGTTCAACTTAACCCATTAAACCTGATAAGTGGCAGCAAAATGGCAGCACAGCGCAGCACTATGCAATACTTTTCGACAATATACGAAATGCTATGCGTTTGATTTAACTGTATATCTTTGTTTTTATTAGAATATAGTTCGGACTCATAATCGCTTGGTCGTTGGTTCAAACCCAACAGGGGCCACCAAATTTTAGATTTAAAATCATATAATTAAGCCACTCGAAAGAGTGGCTTTTTTGTTCCTGAATTTTAAAATGGCACCACAAACCGCTGAGCAGCGCGCATGGCTTAGCGTGTTGTCGCTATCCCATTAAGAGGATAAAAAGTCCGTTATAACGCAGGGAAAATTTGCGCTTACGCTAAAACAGATAGCATTCTGCCTTAGCAAAATATTGCTCAGAGCATCTCGGGCAGCCCATAACCGCCGCACTCCTGTTGACTTCTGTCTAACTACGCAACGTAGTCTTGAAATATCTTTCATTCCTGCAATGCTGGAATTCATACTACTCACGATAAATGTAACAACACAGGTCAATTTCCGAAAAATAACCATAGCCTGCGCCAGCTGATCGAAATCAACGCGTTCCTCCCCCCGCTCTTATATATAACCCGCTGACTTACAAAAAGGATGAAATGATGAAAATACGGGATATATCAATCAGTACCTGTCTGGCACTGTTATTAATGAATTGCGTAGCTAAACCACCCATGACGACGGAAAATGAAAGAGGCCGCCGCGTTTGCTTTTAATGTCGATGCTTCGCAGGTGTCAATTTCCGATGCGAGGCAGCAGGATGTGAAAACCAACTTTGTAGTCACCATCGGCAAAACCAGCCATCGCTGCTATGTGACGAAGGCCGCCGAGCCGAAGCTTTACAGGCTGATCCCGCTGGGCGGCGGTAGCACCGTCTCGGATGCCATCTGCGCCGGCGCCAACCCGACGCTAGCGAGCAAAACCTGCGACGCCCTGTCGCAAAAAGCGGGCCGCTGCTGAGCCTTTGCGCAGAAGAAGGCCGCTAACTGCGCATTTAGTCACTTTTTCTGCCGTTTTACCGCGGTCGCTTAGTTCAGCGACCGCACCTGCTGATAAGAATTGAGCCGTTCCCGCAGCGAGGTGAGCCAGACATCCGGCTCCTGACGGCAGATTTCGGTGAGGATCGGCGTCAGCACCAGCTCGGCTTCATGGAAGTCGGTCCACTCCGGCGGCTCCAGTGAAAAAGGATCGTTCATCAGCCAAATCACCATCGGCGTCCAGGCGCGCGGATCCAGTTGCAGATAATCCTGACAGCGCATCATATCTCGGGTCCGCGCCTCATCGGGGACGACATCCTTTCCCACCGCGGCGCTACTCATTGCCAGTACTGTTATTCCTGCCATCAGATGTTTCCAAACCCATTTTCGCCAGAAGGCGCGTTTTTCTTTCGCCATTGTTATTATTTTACCTGCCAGTTGTCGCCGGACGATATTCCCGAGAACTCACCTTAATAAGAGCAGATTAATCGTTTGCATTTTTTTTAACAGCAGACCGCGCTGAAGCAAGTGAACGCCCGTTCCTACAGCTGTCATCCAGCTATGCAAATATATTCGTCTGGCTCAGCTCCACAATATTTCCCTGGCCCAAAACGATTTGTGTTACAATTACGCCTTATAACGGCATCGATAAAAATAACCCCCGCCGCACCTGCACCAGGCATCGCCCTTCTTTTTTCATATCAGGATTTACGCCCCCATGAATGCGATAATCATTGACGATCATCCATTGGCACGTATCGCCATTCGCAACCTTCTCGACAGCAACGGTATTACCGTCGCGGCAGAGCTCGACAGCGGCGCTCATGCCGTGCAGACCGCGGAAAGCATGCAGCCTGACCTGCTCATCGTCGACGTCGATATTCCAGAGCTCAGCGGTATCGAGGTGCTGGAGCAGCTGCGCAAACGCCGCTACCAGGGAACAATCATCATCATTTCCGCTAAGAATGAACTGTTCTACGGCAAACGCAGCGCCGACTGCGGAGCAAATGGTTTTGTGAGTAAAAAAGAGGGAATGAATAATATCCTCGCCGCAATCGACGCAGCCAATAATGGCTACAGCTATTTCCCCTTTTCACTGGAACGCTTCTGCACCCACGGCATCACCGATCAGAACCGGCTGGATACGCTGTCAACGCAGGAGATGAAGGTGTTCCGCTATATTCTCAGCGGCGTCGACTACACCACCATCGGCAGCAAAATGAATATCAGCAATAAAACGGTAAGTACCTATAAGGTCCGTCTGATGGATAAATTAGGCTGCAGCACCCTGCTTGAGCTATATGACTTTGCGCAACGCAATAAAATAGGGTGA